TCAAGGTTTTTCTGAACTAACGACCAGTTTCCTGATTGAATGCAAATCCCCCAGACTGCTCAGTTTTTCCTTCATCTCCCTCCGACGGCGATAAATCTCGTCATTGCGATCGACCTGCGCCTGCGCCATCTGTCAGCGCACCTGATATCACTACAGACATAGTTTTTCTCGCGATAAATTAAATCAGGAAGAGGCTTCCGGAGAGACGGGCCATTCAATGGCGTTATATGAGGTTTTATCAGTGATGGGGCTGAAATCCATCGCCTGCAGCGATTTCGCGTAAATGCGGTACGCTTTCAGTTTTTCCCTGTCTTCGTCACTGATTAATCCCAGCAGCAGGTCTTTTTCCCATTCGCTGGTCATGATGCTGACCTGTTTTAACAGGGCATCACGCTCATCTTCCGCTTTAAGTTTGTAGTCAAAAACAAACTCACCACTGCGGTAAAACCAGTATCCCGGTACGGTGATACGGCGGTTAGCGGTAATATCCGGGAATTCAATGATACTGACGTTAGTGGGTTCGATACCTGTCACATCCTTACCGACCCACACCACGCGCCCGCTGTCGTTATAGGCTGCTTTTATGGTGTCGCTGGCAAAATTCTTCTGTTCTTCATACCAGTTTTTGCCATCTTCCGAAAAAAGCCAGACAATACTATGCCGTTTTGTCATCTGATATTGCTCTGCCGTTTTCGGATTACCCGCAGTAATATTTTTTAAATGAAGCATTGTTATACACTCGCCGCGTTATACCAGGTGCCATTAATTAATTTCTGAAGGGGTCTTGAGTACAGCTTTAATGACGTTGAAGGATGCACATCACCACCAACCACGACATACCCCGAAGGAACGGTAAAATCATCATCATAGTGTCCGTCGACCCTCTGGCCTCCCAGCCGGATATCCTCCACGCCCTCCGTCCTCTGCTTATAGCGGGCATCAAAATTTGCGTAGTCTGACGGTGTTACCCGCCCTGTAACGTTTACTGCTTTATTGCTCTGAATGCCGCCACTCTGAAAACGCAGCACATGCTGGTTATTCGCATAAACATCCAGAATGCCGTCACCATTCTGTTTCAGGCCGGTATCGTTATCCCCGAAAGCAATTGAGTTTCCGCCCAGCGCGTTCTGAACGCCGATACCCAGCGCACCATTGACCTGCGAACCACCGCCAACAGACACTTTATGCGACATGGATATTTCACCCGTCCGCAGATTAATAGTGAACGGGCGAAGTGGACCAATATCGCCATTCTCGCCCTGACCTTCACTGGTAGGGATAAGGTGCAGGCACTCTTCCGAGCGACGAAAAATCAGACCAAAGGCTTCGTTGAAAATCCTCAGTGCATTAACACCACGGATTTTCAGCTCCCCGGTCATGGTGTCTCCATCACGCTGAACAGCATTTTTTGCCTTGTCCACCGCAGGTTTTAATCCGAGGTTTTCAACAGCCTCATCACTGTCTTCGACATCCGAAAGATTATTTTTTATCAGCAATGCCTCTTCGTTAATCGCACTGCCAACCAGTAATAATATGGCTTTATATAACTGGTCGTGTTCCTCTTTATTCAGTTCTATCCCGGCCTTCTCAATGACACCACAGATTTCCTCCTGAAGGGCATCCCACATGGCACTGTTCAACCAGGTGGCATGACGCCCTGTACGTATATTCCCGTCAGTAAATCCGTTCTTGCCCGGGCCAAATTTATCTTTAACTGCTGTCGGAGTGTCAATTCTGTGCATATTAAACCTCCCGTGAATGAAATATCAGAATTATGTCCTTGCCTGATTAAACAATTCCGCTGTGAAAGTCAGTTCACCCTTTGTGAAGGGAGTGTTCCCTCCTGGTTGGGTCATAAAACTCTGTGAGACAGTCGTCCAGCTGTTTGTGTCGCTTTGTACGCCATTCTCTGTAATCGTTGCGCCTTCATGGCTGCCATTTTTCACTTTCCAGGCCAGGCGGTTATTGGGGGCATCAGCACCGCGGTAAGTGACCGAGGCCATAACGGCCACAACATCACTGTTGACGTTATCCACCGCACCAAACGTGGCCTGTGCTGCATTCAGGGACGGCGAGAGCATCAGATATCCGGCCTCGCTGTCAGAGGTGTTCAGCCCCGTGACAATATCTTTATTCAGTGAGTTTTTGGCGCTTCCACCGGTAAATGCCGTTACTGGGCTGTATCTGACCTCAATACTTCCGAGCAGGGCGGGTTCCGCGCTGTTATTTTTTCCGTATGCCACTGTTCCACAGTACATATCACCCAGCATTAACGTGCCGGATGCACCCGATGAAAAAATATTGTCACCACTACCAATACTCACCTGAATTTTGTCAGTCCGGTCATCTGATACATAAAACGATGTATTTCCAACTAATGAGCGGTTGCAGTACAGACTGGCTGAGACATAGCCGTTTTCGTTTCGCGTTGCGAAAATTTCATAGTAATAACTGGCTGCTTCATCAGGATACGGGGTTGTAAATGAATAGCCATTAATCCTGATGTGGGATGGCGAAGATGAATATTTCTTTCCCGCACTTAATGTCAGACGAAATCCCAGCTGTACAGCTGAGGCTTTTAAGTCCGGAAGTGTGCTGTACAGTGTGACATATGAGGGTGTCGTGAAAATCAGCCCCGTTCTTTCTACAGTATTTACGGCCTGAGTGCCACGACAGACGGATGTTACAGAACCGGACATATCATTGATAAGCGTGACACCGTTTTCGTTCAGTGCTGAAATAATATTTGTTGAATAATAGTTCTCGCACAATCCCTCATTCGCCGGAATTTGTCGAAAACTTTCGAGTTTAATAATATTCAAAGCGGCTCTCCTTTTATTTTATGTCATTCGGACGTGACCACAGCAAAATGCAGTCCCGGGTGATTAATCAATAACGGTTCACGGGTTCTGCTGGCTGTCTGCAACTGCATACTGTTAACCGGTACGGGGGAGCGGGTCCTGTATCCCGTCTGCAACTGTGCGCTGTTCATGGTCATGGGGTCCGTTGTCGGCAGACCTGAGTGCAATTGCGCCCTGCTGAGTACCAGTGGTTCTGCCATCGGACGGGCGGCATAAAAGTTAATCCGGTTAATTGTCAGCGGCTTACCTGTCAGTGCCGGAACAACCGCAAAATGAACACCTGTATGATTAATCGCTAATGGCTCAGTCGTCTTGTGTCCGGCCTGAAAGGAGAGGCTGTTTATAGTCAGGGCGGCTTGTTGCCCTTCACCAGACTCATCCGGATATGCAAAAAGGACAACAGTATGCGACGGACATAATTTATTAATCACGCATTCCGCAACCGTATCACCCCACGTCCGGATCGGTGTGTTACAGGTGTCCGAACATGTCTGCCACTGAGCACCGGCATCCACCGGCAACGTCACACGCCAGAAATAACGCCAGCGATCACCCCATTCCGGATCGGGGCTTGCATCCAGGTGCTGGAACTGTTCGATCGTCACGCCGGTATATCCCAGCGCCTCAAGCTGCTCCAGGAAGAACTGCTCATTTATGCCACCAGCCACATTGGCTTTTGCTTCCAGCCGTTGCTGACGCTGGCGTAATGTCTGGGCTCCAACAGGAGAGCAGGTGTCAGGTAAACCATACAATTCTTCATAACGTTCAATCAGCTCTGTTGACTGACCAGGATCGATTTCAGCCATCAGTTCATCAGTCCGCTGATGAACACGTACAAGCGATGGTGCCAGACCATCAAGCACGCCGTCGGTATCGCTCCATGCAGGCCCCGGCGGCATCAGTCCGTACAGCAGCTTTGTATAATCATCCTGTAACGAATCCATTATTTACTCCTTGCCGGGTCATAAGCCTGCCAGGTGATCTCGCCGAGCACCGGAAGCTCGGTCTCCCCCAGGTCAATATCCGATGAAGGGACGATTAACCGGTGGGCCACTTCACCAGCAGACAAACTGATGGCCTCACTGATTCTGGACAGATACATACGCCCCTCTGGCACACCATCCCGTAACATCAGTGCATTCAGCTCTGCTTTTATTGCAGTCCTGATCTGCGGTGTGTCTTTCGATAATGCAATCGTCATCGGGATGACTTTTTCTGTGGCACCGAATACATACAATCCACTTCCGGCAACCGGTGTCAGAGGAAGAATGTGCTCTCTGACTGCATTAATGACGCTTTCATCCGGAGCCGGATGTTCCGGATCGTTTGTCGCCACCATCACGCCAACCGTTCCAATGCCTTTCCAGTGTCTGAAAGTCCATGCACGGTTAATACCCTGAACTTCTTTCGCCCAGATAACATAATCAGGGTCTGCGCCCCCCTGTGGAATGTAGTAATAACGTTCCATAACGCGGGCACGCCATATTTCCAGATTTTCAATATCTTCACCGTCTGTAATGGTGTCCGCGTACCCTGTGGACGGCAGACCACTGACGGGTGTTCCCAGTTGCATGGCAATACCATCATCCGTATTCCCCGCCGCCCCCGGTTCATCTGCCACAATAGGCACCCGGAGAAGACCATCGGCTGCGGTCACCGTCGCCGTCGTGGTGAAGGTCACCTGATCATCACGCTGGATCTGCGTTCCCGCTGGCAATACAGGTGTTCCCTCTACGCCATCCCAGCGCACAAATCCCCGGGCTGTCACCGCATCTTTTCGCAGGCAGCGTTTGATTCTGGCGTGCCGGTACAACCAGTCTTCATCACACATGTCCGGCAACAGATTTCTGGCAAGATAATCGATATACCCGTACAACGTGTGTACGGCTGCAGCCTGTACACGGGCATACACTTCCGCATCCATACGACGAAGCAGCGTATCCTGCTCAAAGCGGGTTAATAAATCGCTCCGGATCATAGAAATAAGTTGCGGAAGGCCGGGGCGATAAAACTGACTGTCAGCCATTCAGTTCACTCCAGATATCATCAAAAATAATGTTGTGAATATTGCCGTCACGCTGGTAAATGGTAATGGCAAGTGCCAGCGAGTCTGTCCCGGTCCGGACAGCGTTAATATCAAGACGGGAAGCAACACCATCCTCCACCATCCACGCCAGCGCCTCACGGGCATAATCTCTGGCAAGCTGCGGGGTTTTATTTGTCAGCTTGCTGCGTCGCAGCAGATACAGACGCGACCCCGTGCGATCATTCTGAACAGCAGGCCAGGTATCCCCCCACCATCCAAATATCTGCGGTGCATCATCATCCCGCCCGGCACGCCGCCAGGTAAAAAGCGAAATAATCACAGCACGCGTCAGAAGGTCGAGCAAAGCCCCGGTCGACACGGGTCGCCCGTTAACATTAATCATCATGATTTTCAGCCCATCGGTTGATCCGGCGTGTCAGTGATCCCGCCACCATCACCATTTTCGGTGTGTTTGTGGGCATTGTAGGTCTGCCGCATTTGCTGCATGCTGAGTCCGCCACTGTCGCAATTGTCAGTAATATCGGCGGTGGATTCGACCGGCATTTCAAAGCGCGCTTTAGGCGCGTTTTGAAAAATAATGGGCTTCCCGGCCCCGTTCACCACAATACCGGAACGGGTCAGGACAACGGACTGTCCCAGATCGTCATAAAGCGCCACTTCCCCACGTTTCAGTCCTTTCAGCCGGTAACGTCTGTCAGCCACGACCACAACCACACCATGAGAACGATCGCCCGCCGGAAATAAAGCAACGCCCTCAGCACCGTTCTGTGCGGCAGATGTAAAACCATAAGGTTCAAGGTGCTCAACGTGTTGTTTCTGATCTCCGGCTATCATTTTCAACCCTACAGACTGACACTTTCTGGCGGAATCCACCGCCGTGATGACAGCCCGGGAAATCAGATTGCGAAGAGAAAACCCGTTCATCAGAAATCCTCCTCAACATTTTTTTTCTTCCTGGCGGTAACAGGCTCGGGGAGATAAGCATCTGCCGGGCCAACCCGTAATTCAGTCGTCGTGCCCCGGTCGTCCTGGTTATAGGTAACTTCTGCAATCACCAGTTCATCATTATCAAAATTATTCAGCGGGTCGAAAACGATGACAGATAACCCCGGACGCCATAACGCGCCACTGCCCTGCCGCCAGCCCTGAACCGTATATGTTGTCTCACGGGTAAGCGCAGCCCGTTGGCGCGCTTCAAATTCACAACGGGCCTTACAGGTTGCTGTCGTTGCTGTGCCTGACTGCTGAATCAACAAAGGGCGATAACGGGTCACGCCATTGTCCTGAATGGTCTGACGTATTGCGGCAATGGTGGCCTCACCAAAATCATCGTCGTTGCCCGGGCGCTGCCCACTGACCTGATATTCAGAAAACCGCTCTCTGATGCTTCTTTCCGTGTCACAGGAAAGAATATTCTCTCCCAGCACCAGTGCCGTCGCCGCTTTGCCTGTTCCGGGTTTCCCAAGAACCAGTCGCCCACATTCATCGTCATAAGCCAGCGTCTGAACCTGCCCCAGCAACCGGTTAAGACAATCGGCAACAGTTTCGCCGTGTTCCGGCTGTGCATCAATCACCGCAGTCTGAGGCACGCCAGCATCAACAACAGTGATGCCAAATGGCGCAGCCAGTTCAGTGACTATTCTGAGCAGGTTTTTTCCGCTCTGCTGGAGTGGCAAAGCAGAGCAATCAACCAGATCGGCTGTTTTGCTTCGCCCGACAATCCCCATACTGACGCTGCTGGCGTCATAACGAAGCGGTAGTGCCTCCACATATCCGGTGAGCACGGGCTCATCCCCGATAAGCACTTCAACCAGCTCACCATTTTTTATCCGGGGCTGATAATCCCGGCTGCCGGGCCAGCGGGTGGTAATGGCAACATTAAAATCCCGGGCAATACGGTTAATGCCCGCACTGATACGGACGGATGTCCAGCCGCCCCATTCGCGACCGGAAACCCGAAGTAAAACGGTATTATTCATCTGACGGGTACCCTTAATGTCCTGACCGGAACAAAGCCCGGGTGGGAGATGGCATTTCGATCCAGGATATCTGTTTCACGGGACGCATCGTCGTACCATGACGCAGCCAGAACAAGTGCAGGCAGCACCTCCGCTGGCGTTCGCTCTGCGGTTTCCTCCGTCTGAACCAGACGCGCCTGAATATCCCGGTTCAGCTCTGTACGTAATGACGTCAGCTGAAAAAACAGCCCGTCGTCCATCGTGCGTCTGAGCTCCTGTTCAATCGCCGCATTCAGCGATTCGCGTATGATGGTAAGTTTTTCCCGCGTGGGTGGTTGCGCTGTTTCATTCTGTTCTGTGCTGGCTGCCACGCTGCCAAGCGCCGGATGAGAAACATGAATAATATCGGACTGACGTTCAGTGGAACCACCAACAGCCACAACCGCCTGCTGATTTTTCACCAGACTTCCGGGTTGCGGCAGTGAAGATACCATCATTTGCCAGCTTGTGACGTCCGTACTTGCTTGTGATGACCGATTTCAGTTTGCGAAGAACATATGCACTGGTATGCAGAGTTTCACTGTCCAGATAGCTGTTGTCTGCCACGCCATACGCATTCTTTTTGTAGGTGGTTACAGAACGCTGGATCCGCAACGTGCCGCCTTCCACATAAGCCGTCGCCACGCCGTGAGATAAAAGGGTCTGCTGCTCTGTCATGATGAATCGCTTACCTTTCGGTGCCGGAAGCATCCCCACCAGCTCCCCCGTCTGTGTCGGACGGGCAGGATCATTCCGGATAAATACCGCTTCACGGGCAAGGCGACTGGCAACCAGTTCATCGACAGGCGACTGGGTTTCTTTTTCGTAACCGGCAAGCGTGATATGTTGCTGATTATGCATATCTCCGGCACCAACCAGCTCTGACAGCGTTCCCAGTTTTGCGGTATAGACATGCCCGTATAACTGGCGCGCATAACTCCAGCGACCGCTGCTGTCATTCATTTCGGTCATCATCATATTGATGGAGGCGGCATCGTTGAACGGCAGACCGATAAAATCGAATACCTCATCGCCCATAGCGGCAACAGCGGCGGTAAGATCAGGTGCTCCACTACCTGCAGTTCCGGCTTCCGTCACGACCTGAAGTCCCGCAGGCAGAATTTCACCACCACCAGAACCATAATAATTCAGGCAGACAGGTAGCCCGTTACCATACAGCCCCTTATGACGGGCAGTCAGTGTCACCACACCTGCATCAGATGACGCCGTAAACGGCAGGGTGATAACACCATTTACCGCTTCCTTAATCGCGGTGGCAACCGCAGTGGCATTATCGCCATTCACCACAGGCACCTGTACACGGGAGCGCCCGACATACAGACTCAGGGTGCCGCTTTCCTCTGTTTCTCCGGTAACCGTCACCCTGACCGTTGCCGCCGCCCCTTTGGCTTCCGGTACCGCAATAACATACAGTTCACCGAAAGGATCTGTCTGACGGTATACTTCGACCATACGCGCCAGCTGGCTCCCCGCTCCACAAATCTGACGGGCATAATCTGCCGACGGCATCAGCACCAGGCTGTTAACCTCAATGGCAGCATCGTTGCCTGCATGCCCAATCAGTAATGCAGGCGCGCTGGTCACCGCTGTATTTGCCGCAGAATTGTCCATCTCGGCGTAGAACAACGGCACCAGCGTATTCGACGGAACAGCACTAAAACTTATTGTCATGATTCTTTAGCCTTATCCTGTTTAACACGTACCACATCACCCGCCGCTATACGGCGGAACCAGTAGCTGTTTTCTTCCACATTTCGCCCGTCAGAAGGCAAAAGGTCTCCACGGGCAGGGTCAGGAACTGACCGCCCTTTCAGGGGTTTCACAAACATGCGGGACTCTTATTTCTGAGGGAAACGCATTTCCAGATGGTGCTCAATGTCACCATCCGGGCCAGTACCAGGATCGATGTAATCCACATCAATACTCAGCAGGGATAAATCCGGCAGGGCATTCACGTCCTCTGCCTGTCGCGTGTCTTCTTCCGTGATTTCATACTTCGCCGTAAAATCAAACTGGTAATACAGTTCGTAACGGTTCAGATCCAGCAGGGTGCCACCGGCATAAACAATCTCGCCCCCCTGCGGATCCGGCATCCATCCAAGCAGGGCTTTCCAGAGTTCTCTCCGGACATCATGAACGGCGTCATAGGCTGCCCACTGCCCTTTTTCATCACGCTCATTGCTGAGCACAACAATCACGGAGAAGCCTTCTGTCAAATCCTGCCAGTAATCGGTCTGTGATTTTTGTTCCCCCGGTGCATCGTCAGAGGGAACCACATAGGCAGCAGGCAGTCGCAGTTTTCCGGCATCAGGGATCGCCTTAAACTGCGCCGCGCCACCAACACGATCCTCAAAACGCGGGCATCGCTCACGCAACGCCGCAATTATCGTTGTCAGTTTCATTTATGCTTCCTTTTTACCGGACGTAACGAACGCTGCAGCTCACGGGACAACAGTTCCTGCGTCCAGTGACGCCGCCGCTCAATAACGTCAGCCATAAAGTTATTACGCGGGGCCAGCCGGAAAGTCGAAGAATGGTGCTTCTTCTGCCGCTTATCCTTTTTGTCCATTCCATACGCTGAATGGCGAACGCCGTAATACAGAAATGCCGGATAATAGGATGCGCCTTCATGGAAACGGCGATTCCCCTGCCCGTTTTTCTGGTTAGGAGAAATTTTCACCATCAGTCCGGGGCGACGCGTCGTTTTTTTGGGAACGTAATAACCGATGGAGCGGGCCAGACGCCCGGTCTGATATCCCGGATTCTCTCCCGGACCGGAACGCCCGCGTTTAATCACCAGACGTCTGGCGTCGCGCATATAGACGCGCCCGATCTGCACAAATGCCCGCCGCAGACGGGCACGATTAAACTCCAGCTCCTTTGGTTGTTTAAAGTCGACGTGTAAAAATGCTGTCTGATTCATGGCATTCACCCCATCGTCGCGCTGTACGCAGTTCCTCACATTCCAGTAATAAAAAACGTCGCTGACCGTTCAGGTCGCGTATTCGCCGGATCCGGTACTCCTGACCGTAATAAACCACCTCATGATCTGCCGTGATGCCGTGACGGAAACGGATTGTAAAATAATGCGTAACGACATTTTCTGTCTGCACTGAGCCCTGATAAGCGGCAGCGCCTGGCTGAGCCACCTTTGCCCAGACATCAAACGACTCCGGATACGTTGGCTCCGTACCAAAATCAGCGGTGGGTTCATCCACCCGAAGGCGGATCTTTATCCGGCGATTCAGCTCTCCGGGATCCGGTAAAAGGTAAGTGGCACTGGTCTGACTTTGCCTGATTTTCATAGCGGGACAATCCTGTAAGGGCCAGCAAGCCATCTGAAACTCATTGGCGTTTCCAGTTTCTCCACATCGGTGATCGTTGAGCGATTTTCATAAAAATGACTGACCAGCATCAGCATTGCCAGACGAACGTCATCAGTCAGATGCATCCCGTCAGGATCGTCTTCCGGAATCGTCTCTTCCGGTGCATACAACTTCCTGTTCAGGTATGTCTCTGTTCTTTTCTGTACCGCCTGTGCCAGCAATTTCAGAAAATCGCCGTCACTGTACAAACCATCATCGAGCCGGAGGTGAGATTTAATTTCCTCTTCTTTCAGGAGCATATTTTCCTCCTGTGCCCGCCATTACGCGGGCACAAAAAAACCGCATTACGCAGTGGCTTTCTGGCGGGTTGCAGCCCCAATTTTCATCAGCTTAATCGCCTGAGAATCCACCAGCATACCGCCGGTTCGCTTGGTGGTATAAAAACCCACAAACGGTTTGTTGGTGTACGGATCGCGCAGGATACGGGTACCGATGCGATCAACGATGGTATAGCCACGTTTGAAGTTACCAAACGCAATGGCTTTTGCATCGGCGGCAATATCCGGCATCTGCTCATTCTCAACGATGCCATACCCTGCCAGAGAAGAAGGCTGACCCAGCTCAATACCCGGACGCCACAGATAATTTCCGTCGTTATCCTTCAGCAGACGAATGGCAAACAGGCTGCTGTTGTTCATCATGAACTTCGCGCCGCTGCGGTGCGCCTTACGCAGGGTGTAAATCAGTTTAATGATCGCATCAGCGGTCACGCCGGAAGCCGCACCGGAAGCGATATGCTGAAGTTTGCCAAACTTACGGGTTTTGTCATCTTCATCGGTGGACTCATAAGCCAGAAAACCTTTTGGTTTTTTGCTGCCGTCGCCACTGGTAAAGGCCATTTCTTCCTGTTCGGCAAATTCCAGCGCCAGCTCACTGTTGATCCAGTCTTCCACATTGAAGAAAGCGTCATCGAGCATTTTCTGGGTGGCCTGCGGGTTGCCGTAGATTTCCCCCATAAAGGGTTCAATCAGCCCCAGTTTTGAGGTGGCGGTTTCCGGACGCGTATCCGTTTCCCCCACCCATCCGGACTTAGTGCCGCCCAGATTCACCAGTTTTTTATAATCCGAGCCACCGAGGGTGATCACGGTGGCTTCCTGGCGCATCACCACCTCATCTTTCAGCAGCGTCAGGATGGTACGATCCAGTTCTTCCGGAATGGCATAACCACCATCTTCATCATTGCCCACCTGAAGCGCCTTACGTTCAAGTTCACGCAGACCGTCTTCACGCCCCTTGCGCATAAATCCGATAAACGCTTCTTTGTGTTCACCGGCAACTTTATTTTTCGTGCCGCCTGCCGGACGCTTAACTTCAGCCAGCTCAGCCTCAAGATCGCTTTTCAGGTTTTCCAGCTCGCTGATTTGCCCGTTCAGGCTTTCCACCTGTTCGGCCAGCTTGCTTTTTTCCTGTTCGATCGCGTCAATGCGCTTGTCGTTTTTTGCCTTAAAATCGTCAAACTTCTGCTGCAAATCCTGCGCGACCTGTTCAACGTCTTTAATATCAACAGCCATTATTTACTCCTGGTTAAAATTTAAGATTTTTCAGTGCATTCAGTGCGACATCCACATCCTCAGCATCACGCAGGGATAAAGCGCCATATCCCCCGGCCATGAATGCTTTGGCCTGGGTTCGCGAGAGTCCAACATCGCGCAGGACTCGCTCAATAATTTTCTGATCAGGGATCTCCCCACGCGCCAGCGCATTTTTCACATCGCTGATGCGTGCTTCATCATTGGAAGGAAACGTCACCAGACTGACCTCCCACAGGTCGATCTCTTTCAGCAGGAATACCCCTTTTTCCCGGTCGTACTCCCAGTCTTTCAGGATGTAGCCAACAGAAAGGCCGGTTAAAGAACCGGCCTTCATATGGGCGTGTGCACGTTTTGCCAGGGGATCATCATCAACGAGTAATCGCCCCCTGACATAAAGCCCGACATCATCTTCTTTCATTTCGGTGTACACACCGATGGGCTCATCCATGCGGTGCTGCCAGAGCAACGCAGGCAGCGCCTTTTTTTCGCTCCATTTCTGGAGTGTTGTGGTAAAGGCACCGGGGACCACCACATCATCGTGGCTGTCCTTTACACCAAAGACGGAGCCATACCCTTCAAACTCACCGGAGTCACTGACAGATTTCAGACTCAGCGGTACATCAAGACGTTGTTTCGTCTGCATTGGCGTTATCCTTCTGCTTACCGGCTTTACTGCCATCGGAGGGTTTCGTGGTCATGTTCATCGGTGTGAGATAGACATCACCACCGGGACGCGGATTCATATCTTCCAGGTCGCGGCAGTCATTGGGAGAGTAAATTCCCCAGTTGATCCCCGTGGCGTAGGCTTCAAAACGGGATTTCATATCCCCGCGCAGTAACGCCCCGGCGTTAAATTTGGCGTAAAACTTCCCCTGTTTGCTCTCCCTGACCAGCCCTGTATTGATCCGTTGTTCAATACGGGTCAGATACGGCACAAGGGAATAGTTGATAAATCCGAGCCCCAGCTCTTCAATATTGTTGAAAGTGGCGCGATCGGTGTTCTGCACCATGTGCAGCGGCACGCGGAAAAGACGACAGATTTCTTCCAGCTGAAACTTGCGGGTTTCCAGGAACTGGCTGTCCTCGGCGTTCAGTGCCACCGGCTTCCAGTCCAGCCCCATTTCCAGAATCATCGGACGGTGCGCATTACCCAGCCCAAGATGCCGCTCCTCAAAATCCCTCTTCATGCGCTCATAAGCATCCGGCGTGAGCTTTTGTTCCGTACGCAACACACCGGATGTCACAGCACCGTTACCAAACAGCCTGGCGCCGTGCTCCTCGGTTGCCGCTGCCAGTGAAATGGCCTCGCGCGCATATGCAATGGGATTCAGACCGACAAGTCCATCCAGCGTCAGGGTGCGCACATGCCAGATTTCATCCTGGGTCAACACATCCACGGAGCCATCCGGAAACGTCACCTGATAAACCGGCTGCCACTGGCTGTTCAGCTTCGGCTCCACACAGCCCGGATCTATCGGAAGAAGCTCCACTACTTCCCCCAGCGCCTTCACCTTGTAGGCGTAAAAATTCCCCCGCAGACACAGGCAGACAATAACCAGCTCCCAGAATTCCTGCGGCGTCATGTAGCCATTGGGTTTTGCTGAAATCAGCTTATGCAGCCGTTCATCCACCGCCCGTGTTTTAAGGGTGCCGCTGATTTTGTAGAGACTGCAGGGCAGCATACCAACAGACTCAGCCAGCACCCTGACGCAGGAATACACCGCCGTCAGCCGCATGGCCCGCTGGCTGCTGATCCGCTTTCCGGTATAGGTGTCGTATGACAACCCCAGCTCTTCCGCAAGCATCCCGGGCGTTGTGACGGGGGTGTTATTTTTACGTTGAAAAAGCCCCTGGAAAAACATTACTCACCTCCGGAGGCGACCCGGTGACCACGATCGAGATAACGCGCAACCAGCCACGACCAGCACAGACACAGCACCCCGGCAACAACAAAACCCGCCGGGGGATAAATCAGCCAGGCGCCATACGCCAGCAAAAGCACACCCAGCACGCCCACCAGAGGCGTGAGAATTATCAGAAACATAATGACCTCGGTTAAAGCGAGCGAATACCAACGCTGACCAGATGTTCAGACAGATCCGGCTCCGGTTCACCGCCATTGACCAGCATCCGGCTCATTGCTGTAAACATCGCAACAGGGCCGTCGATTTTGGCTTCCGGCGTGGATTTATTCGGGAAGATATTGTCGTTTTTGTCCGGTTTTACCGTAACGTTAGACATCATCCAGTTCATGACCGGATGATTGCTGTGGTGGAAACGCCCGGCATAGACCAGTGATTCCGTTTCCTTCATGGCCTCTGACAGATTGCGGACCGTCTGCGGAACTTCCACCAGCGGTATACCTTCTTCAGTCAGCGCCAGACTGAACTGCATTGCGCTCCACGGGTCAAATCCCAGTTCCCTCAGGTTTTCACCGCCAATCCATTCCAGTAGGTCACTTTTGATCTGAGCATGATCGATAACATCACCATCCGTCAGGATGAGCTTACCCATCTCCGCCCACTTCCGGTAAAGTTCTGCCTGCTGCCGTGAGCATCGTTCCAGCCGTCCTTCCGGAAGCCAGAATTTAAAATCGGCATGAACATGCCCGTTATCCGTTCGCCAGAGTTTTGCCGCCGCACAGATATCAATCTTATGAGCAAGGTCGACGCCGACCCACATGGGATATGTTTTCAGCTCATGCTGTGGAGCAATGTATTCGCACTTCTCCCACTTAATCATGTCCATCCAGGCAGACTCTGCTGTTACCCACACATTCATGTGTTTGGTAAAAAAATTCACCCGCGCAGAGACCTGTTCTTTCGCTTTTTTCGCCAGGCGACGCAGATCATCCCAGCGTTTACAGATGCCCAGGCCGGGATTCGCTTTCTGCCAGACCGTTTCATCAAACGGATCATCTCCCTCATCGAGGGTGTAAATAATCGCAAAGTAGGAGTCGTCTTTTACCGCGCCCTCCACGTCGCTGTTATAGCCTCGCAATACCTTGATGGCGTAATCGCGTTGCTCGTAACAAATCCCTTCCTTGTTAAAGCCAGCCGTGGTGATACCAAATAACAGGGACTGCAGACGGGCACCGGTTGCCGTTTCCAGAACGTCCCACACGTCGCGGGTTTTATGTGCATGCAGCTCATCAATAATGGCGCAGTGGATGTTCAGACCATCCAGGTTGTTTGCATCCGAGGAAAGCGGTTCAAATTTTGATGCGCTCTGCTCCTGGTAAATCGCCAGCTTGTTGAAATCAAACAACCGCCCGAGTGTCGATCGGGCTTTTCTGACCATATTTTTGGCGTCTTCAAACACGATTCTGGCCTGGTCACGCGTGGTTGCGGCTGAATACACCTCAGCCCCGCCTTCACCATCTGCCCCCGTCATATACAGACCGATACCTGATGACAGGGTTGATTTTGCGTTTTTACGGGCGACTTCGTTGTACGCTGTCCGGAAACGGCGCACCATCACCGGGCGTCCGCTGCCATCGCTGCGCATGACAACTTCCCCGGTCTCTTCATTCACCAGCGGAATGACAAAACCAAAAATATTAATGAGGATAAAAACATGCCAGTCCATCAGTTCAATGGGCTGACCTGCCAGCGCCCCTTTTACATGGGGCACAAATTTGTAGAAATTCAGGATGTGCTGCGCACGGGGTTCACTGAAATAAATCCCCCGCTCTTCGCCGTACTTCAGATCATCAAGAAAACGCTGGCAGGCCAGACGGACAAATTCACCAGCGACAATTTCTCCTGCAACAACACGTTCGGCGTAGCGGATCCCGTCAGCCACTTTTGCCATCAGTCTCTCGCTTTTAAAAGTTCTGCCAGCGGATCAACATCATCCGGTCCGGCGATATTTACTTTCGCCCGGCTTGCCGGTGACATACCAAATTCTGCAAGCATCGCCCGGATCCGCTTCCAGGCATCCGCTTTCATCGCAGCAGCCGGGTGTGCCTTAATCAGCACATCACCGTTCTGCGTTTCCGTGCGGTAGGTATAACCCTCAACATCGAGTGTTTCGCAGTGATGCCGGTATTCGGTGTAGGCTTCCACCAGCAACTCGAGTGCACGCGCATCAAGCTGAGAAATGATCCCTTCCGCATTCAGCTCTTCCGCCATTCGCCTGAACCAGTACTTTCCCTGCGCCCCTAAATGCTGCGGAATTTTAGGGAGACCTTTTTCGTCCTTTTTAGCGGTTTTTTTGGCGTCTTTAACGGGACGCTTTGAGGGATTGCCTCGTATCAAATGCAGGCGTGGCGGGGTTTTCGGGGGTCCTGACATAATCGATTTTACCTATCAATCGTTTGATCGCATTCCCAAAAAAAAGTTTTCGAACCTGCGGCGATGCGAGGAAGGGTTGGCGGGCGGTCCCGGACAGCCAGGGCTGCAGGGATTTGCCCCGCCCCTCCCCTACAAGTGAGAATAATTATCACCTGATTCGTTCGCGCGCTGTTTTCGCTTTATGGCAGGGCCAGCACAGACTCTGCAGGTTGCTGTCTGCGTCTGTTCCGCCATGCGCTTTCGGGATGATGTGGTCGACGGTTTTCGCCTCGCTCACCACACCGGCACGCAGACACAACTGACACAGACCTTTATCGCGCTTCAGAATACGGGCACGAATCACCGTCCATTTTGAGCCATAGCCACGCTGGTGGCGGCTCAGTCCGCGCTGGTGCTGCACCCAGCCTTCACCACGATGTTTATCACAGTAGCCAGAGCTGTCTGTTGTTGTGCCTGCGCAGCCTCGCTTACGACAGGCGCGGGGGATCCGTGATGGCATTGGAATCTCCTTAATACCGACATTATCGCAGCCCCTCACTGAAGAGCTGCTGTAATGCCTGTTACTCACGAATCAATCGAGCATGTTGACCGCTCATTTCAACATGTTGACCGCTCATTTCAATGCGTAAGTATTGTGGCTTGCCGTCAATCAACGCGGTGATTAACTTATCACCTGTAGGTTTCCACATAATTTTCTCCTGTTTTAATGCCCCTTGCCGCCGGGCAGTTGATCAAAGTTCATCTTGATTCGGCAAGATTTAGAATGAATAAGATAAAATTGGCACACGCAGCAGAATTTCATGCTTTCCGGACGCTGACGCACCCTTCATTTTTCAGCAAAATATTCTGCTCTTACAGGCGATCAGTTCTGCAGACACTGCCGAACACCGTCGACAATTTCACAGACCTGAGACGCGGTATCGAAAAGCTGGCGCGCCTTATCCAGGCTGACGCACCCCACCAATAAAAAAGGCACCAGTATCGCTACCAGTGCCCGTTTCACCGCCGTTCGCGGCATTCTGTGTGTCCAGTGTTTTCGCGCCATATCACCACCAACGCACAGCCCAAATCAGAACAGCGACCGCCACAAGGCGAATTGCAAAGGCCGCAGCCCTTGTCAAATCAAGGCTCGCGGGAGTTTCCATTTCAATACCTTTCATAATGGACAACCTCAAAAAGAATCTTTTATACTTTCCCACGAGGATTTTCTCCCTACTCACTAATCRCAATTTCCCCTTTGACGTGAAAACTAAAAACCCCGGACTGTTCCCCCAGCCGGGGTTTTGTTTTACTTATCGCTTCAGCTGAAAGTGAGGTCCGTCTTTCAGCGTTTTCCAGTCCCCGCCCCATTCGATAGCGATCCCCAGCTCTGCGGCAGCCTGCTTAAATGCCTGTGCGATTTTCTCGTACAGAGGCCACTCCCATGACACCTGACTGCCRATGTAGGCCACAACATCCACCGCATCACCGGTCAGGTGRCGGCTGTTCATGGTCTGGCTTTTCCCTTCCGCAACCAGCTGTTTCTGGCGATACTTACTGCGCAGGCCTTCCGTAATACCGAAATCAACCTCCGTCAGCTCCAGCGCACGGCGAACTACAGCAACCAGCTGTGGTTTGACACCCTCCAGATTTTTTTCACTGCGACGGCTGAATCTGAATTTACCCGGCATATTCACCTCAACAATGGAAAGATTTTTGTGACGTTCCCGCGTGCGCGTATCACCAGCACGCAGAACAGCAGRTTAAAAAACACTTCCAGCCAGCCCGTTGCTAACGGGCGACCACACAGATAGCTGAGGGGCGCAAAGGCATACAGCAGCATCAGCAGCCAGGCCAGCCATGACACCAGCGGTTTATGTCTGGAATCACGGCGACGATAAAAAAAGAGCGTCAGCACGATAACCGTGCATAACGCCACATTCAGCAATCCGGGAAGGTTACTTAACATTGCCGCCTCCTCCACCCCGCAGGCGGGAGAACACACCGGACACCAGCGATGCAATATCCTGCTGGTGGATGAACGAGAGAATCTTCACCGACACCACCGAGACCAGCACCGCGCAAAGCGCATCTGCTGATGTACCGTCATACCCTGTTTTTGATGCAATCCAGGCTGACAGCACACGCGCTCCCAGCACGCCGACAATAAACGACACCAGAAAATGYGCCACCACGCGCCAGACTGAAAGTGACTGYGGCATCGTTGCCACAAATAACGCCCCGGCGAACGCGCCAAACACAATCCCGAAATCCATTCCGGTAAACAGCCCGAATACCGTCGCGCCMCCCAGCGCCGCAGCCGTGCCGGAACCGGATAAGGGTTCAGACATACTTCCTCCTGAAAATAAAAAAGGGCCACCAGCGACCCGTAAAAAAACACCCCGTCAAAGGCATCCGCAGATGCCTTTTGTGTGATGTTATTCAGATTTACGCAGTAAAGGCCGGAGCACGACCAGCGCCATCACCACCAGCACACCATCTGCCAGCACCGACATCAGTCGTCCGGTGAAATCAACCACCACTACCAGAAACAACAGGATGACAGCCAGCACAAGGCGCGCACTTTTCACAGGTACTGCTCCAGCGGCAACTGCAGCGCCTGCGCAATTTTCTTCAGTTGCGCTTCTTCTTCCTGAGCGATACCGTCCTGGTCAGCGATATCCAGACACAGGCACAGCACATTAACTGCATCATCAGTACCGGCAACATCAGCCAGCTGACGAAGAGCTTCGGCATTGGCAGAACGCGGCGACGCTTCATAACGGGCGCGGATATTTGCACTCATTTGTGCAATCTCACCGGAGAACGGCGCAAAGGCAGGAAGTGCTGCAATGGTTTTTTCCAGTACCGCGATTTCTTTCGCGTCACAGGTGCCGTCAGCGTATGCAATGGAGTACGCGCCCCAGACGGTCGCCTCCACTGCGTCACGGTTCTCCATCTTCTTCACTTCGGTAATGGCCTTGCGGGTTTTCTTTTTGAAAATACCAAACATCGTGACTTTTCCTTTTAGTGGGTGAGCCTGCGCCCGGGGGTGACCAGCCCACAGAGAAAGTCACACTGACCATCCCGTAAGCTCACCCCTGAAAGGCTCTGTGGTTTTTTGATGTGCGCCGGGCGTGGCGCGGATATAAAAAAGGCCACGCAAATGCGCAGCCTGGTGATTCAGAGATTTTCGAACGATTCCTTTTTACGACTCCAGCCTTCTATCTTCGGCAGAGATGCTTTGCCAAATCTCACATCATTCATCGACATTAAAATACTGTCTTTGATGAACTCGCATACCTCGTTAATTTTTGCGTCCGTATCTACGTGCGAAAATGTTCTGACCTGATAGCCATCAACTGAAATCGTTAAGTTATCGCCATCAAGCAACAGAATCTGTATGCCAACCTTCACGCTTGCAGACTGACGTGGGTTATCATCAACGACAGTCCACAAATTAAATGCAACACCATCCTGAAGCTCTACTCGCAAATCCTCAGGTTTTGTATTGTGCCCATTCCACAAAATAGAAACATACGGACGTTCTTTACCGTTAATATCGCGCCACTGTGAAGCTGGCAATTCCAGTGAATCTTCATAAACACTGACCAGCCTTTTGGCTGTATCCCGCAACCGCTGAATGTATTCCTGCTCAGCTTTCAGAATTTCGGCCCGTTTTGCCCTGATATCCGCATAAGTGACCACTGTATCAATCCTCTTATGAACAAATAAACAAGCCATCATAATAACCGCCAGAGTATATATGAAAAAGGCCCGCCGTAGCGAGCCTGGAAAAATAAGCGTGGCGCGTTGTACTGGATTCGAACCAGTGACCGATTGCTTAGAAGGCAATTGCTCTGTCCGGCTGAGCTAACAACGCATAATGCAGATAATGGATTGCCATCGGGGACCCGAGCCCCACACAGCCAGTTTCGAAAGCTGGCACTCTCTGTCGATGAGCTAATGGCGGTATGTGATGGTGGCCCTTGCTGGATTTGAACCAGCGACCTGGCGATTATGAGTCGCTCGCTCTCACCACTGAGCTAAAGGGCCTGTCCATCGCGTCATTGCGGTGGCACGGTGCAATAATACGAATATCTCCGTCATTTTCAATAAACACAACGTCAATAATCGTAAATATACGTACATGTTTTTATTTTTCCGCATTTTCCGGGAATAATATTGCACACTGTTAACAATTATTTTTTACTTCACTCACAGTCTGATTAAATTTCTCATCTTCCTGCTTCGCAGCAACCGCCCGACGCCCAGCAAAAGTGCGCAACCAAATTACCTTGACGACCGCTGGTGATAATTATCTGACGCAACATGTCTGCCGATGTTTCACAGGGGTGTTTGCCGGGGAAATACTGCACGGGCTTGTGCGGCCAGCCCCCCCTCCCCCGTATAAGGAACGGCTGCTGATACGGAAAAATAACGTCGCAAAGATTTATAATCATTCTAACGCCAATTATCCATCCAACAAGAAAAATTACGATAGCTGTAACAGCGTAAAACAGGCTTCTTGCCACATCATCTACGCCAGCACCAACAACCCACCATGGAAATCCATAATAAAAAGCACCTCCCCAACCATAGAAATAAGCACCTCCCCATCCCAGACATCCCATATACGCAACAAACAATGAAGAATTTCTGAGTAATTCTTTATCAACCATAGTTTCTCGCAACAATCTGAACACATTGATATAGTTGAAATAACAATACTAATTCAATAGAGTCAAGCGCTGCTTTCATCTTTTGTTAAACAACATTAGATTATTTACAAATCCAATGCGCAATTCTTTTTTAAGCTCACAAAAAAACCGCCCGGGAGGGCGGTAAAAACTCAAATAGCACTCAACGTATTAAATAGAATTCGAGATATCGGATGTCTTTTGTAGACATATTAATCAACGAATAAATACGTTACAGCTTTCGTCTATTTATATGTATACCTGACAGTCCTGCTCTTCGGCTCATCTCACATTTTTATACAACATAAGGATGGCGCATCATCTGTCTCTCCAGGATAATTCCCGAAACTCTCTTCCAGCAATGCGCCATCCTTATATTGAAAAAAACCGCGCTGAAACTATAACTGGTCTCTGTTATAGTTCGAGGGAGCAATGAGATATCTGAAACCATCCCCGCGAAAAAAAAACGCCAGCGCTGTAAGGTATATATACCTTGATAAGTGCCCTGAGCGGATAGCGGGAATCGAACCCACATCATCAGTCTGGGAAACTGAGGTAATAACCATTATACAATATCCGCATACAATACTAATTATGGCATATAATGTTAACTATCGGTATCCAGAGCTAAATCTAACCAAACAAAGACAGCCCGCCAACCACAAATAACCTTACTGTTATTTTTTTATCATCCAGCAACATCTCTTGCCTTGTAACATATAAATCACCAAGAAACTTAGCAATATATTTACAAAACAGGAAGGCATTTGTGAAATTGTTTTTTCATATGTTATTTTTTTGTTTGGTTATCTTTAATTCACCAGATAGCTATTCACAGATAAGTGTCGATGCATCAATCTCCGATATAAAGATTTGCTTTGCCAATAAAATAAAAAAAGATGGATACACAATGGACTTAAATGACATAAAAATTCCAGTTAACGCCAAAGAATTCGCAACATATAAAATGTCAAAATTTACTGGTTCATTATGGATAGAATCATCGACAGAAGGAAGGCCAACAAGGGAAGCGGGTATAATCCATGCTAACAGTCAAAGTTATAATATTCTATATGATGCCTTGCTGTTATGTAGCAAAGAATTATCTAATCAGTCTTATCTGTTACCAACTCCTGGATATGCAGCCACATCAGCGTGACCAGTAAACGGCTAACTCCTTTCCATTACAACGCCTGCAAATCTTGCAAACTGGCTTACCATGAAGTCGGGGCTTTTTCATCCAGAACTGTACCTTTAATTACCGCAGGTCGAAGCCCCCCTTTAACGGCAGGCACACACCCCCATTGTTGAGATAACTCTATCCATGTTTTGTGAAAAATGCAAGCATCATGTCGACATCTTCCGCGAAAATCATTTATCTCGTCACTTTTCTCAGCTGGGTCTCAGCGTACGATTCTTCCTGCCAGCACTTTGTTACCAGTTTATCAATGACATCTGCATATCCTTTGTACCACTGATAATCAGTTAAACCGGGAACCAGCTTCTGGACATAACGTCGTGCCAGCGTGGTCGGTAAACGGCTAAACCGATGTCCATTACAACGCCCACAGACCTTATAAACTGGTGTACCATGAAATCGGGTTCTTTTTTCATCTAGGGCAATGCCTTTACCCTTACACCCTCTGCACGCTGTGCTGACTTTTCCCTTGCCATTACAATGCTGACATAGTTTCTTCTCCCACTCTTCTTTGATGACAGTGTCCCCACCACTGGAATATTTCACCACTTCACATAATACATGATGAAATCCCGTACCTGCACAATGCCCACAGCAAGCCTTACTTGCCACAGATCTGGAATAATCAGCAAAGGCAAAATTCACAAGGTAAGGGATGACCTGTAATCGGGTTTCTTCACTCAATTTGTTCAATGTCGGGTTATCCAGTGCCATCGCGTAATTGAGCAGACCTTCAATAGCAAACTGAGTATCCTGAACACCAACTTTTGCCAGGAATAAGGCAAACCCAAGCGGTGCTTTCGACTGCACCATCCCCTGCGCAGCCATCACATCCGTAATTGTTAAACCACCCGAGCCTGTCGCCGGTGCGTCATCGCTCAATTTTGGAGATTTTGGGGAGTAATATTTTGGTAAGGCTTCAAGGTTCATGCTCGTTCTCCACTTACACCAATACGCCTATTGCCAGCGCACGATCGATAAAACGAAATATCAGCTCCAGCTGGGAGCCATACTTCTCTTCAAATGCCACGGTATCCGCATGCAGCTCGTCGTGATGTTTTCTGCACAAAGGCAACACAAAGAGGTCATGCGCTTTAGTACCCATTCCACCCTGACCGTGGCCTATCAAGTGGTGGGGATCATCAGCAGGCTTTCCACAACATGCACACGGCTGTGTCTTAACCCAGCGCGTGTATTTCTCGTTAAGCCAGCGGCGACGTTTAGGTCGTTTCATGAAAGATTCCGGAGACTCCGGCTCAACGGCAATGCTGACCACCGTCTTTTCCTGTGGCGGGTTTTGCTGGTGGGCGTGAGGCAGCGGCGCAATATTTTTTGTGCGCTGCTTCAGCATGCTGGTGGCAGTCTGCTCTCCCGGCACGATGTCGCTCTCGCGGTATACTGAGCGAATTTTTTCCGCACGTAACCCCAGAGAACGACGTAATGCTGCCTCTGGTAGCGCGTCCGCCACCTGATTGCAGACCGCCCACCAGGATAATTCAGCCAGCGATAATTCCCGCTCCTGCGTGCCATTCATTGCATGGCGTATGACGTCAATCATCCATGCTGACAGGTTTTGATGAGCAAGTTGCTCGAGTGATTCGGAAGTCTGGTCACGCAGCTGGTTGTCGCAGTGCCAGCACAACACCATTGCACCGGTACCGTAACGATGTATGACGGTTTCGCTGTGATGGTAGTCACCATGAGGCCACTGGCAGGATTTAATGTGGCGTAACAGCCAGTCAGACAGTGCACCAGCACCACCAGCAGCACGAATCACCCGCTCATCGCTGAAAAATGGCAGTAATGATTTATCCTCCGCCAATGGCTGGCGAACGGCAGGAACGACTCCGGACGGCAGACCGCGCATGCTTTTCGGTTCCGGCTCCACCAAAACTCGAGGATTATGAAATACCTGCATGGATTCACGCCCCGGTTTTAGCACCACCAGCCCAAGTTCCGGTACCGGAACAGGTCGAAGTAATACCCGCACGTTACCTCCAGATGCGTTGCTGGAATGTGCGGGACGGACGCGGTGGGCGTTCGGAATAAGGGAGCCTGACGAAGATTATCCAGTGACGATAATCGAGGCTGAGGGCTTTCTTAATCTCGTATCCGTGTCTGCGGTAGCGCTGAATCAGCCATTCAGCCTGTTCTTCGGTGCAGGGGTCGTGCTGATACCAGTCAGATTTGAATGCATGAGAACGCCGCCCGTGCCTGCTGGCAGGGGCGGCAGAGTTATCCGAATTGTAAAATTTGGTATCGTGCGCCATCTGTTTTCTCTGCTGGCGCAGCAGGTGCCAGTTGTTCAGGCTGACGGATGGATTGTAAACCAGAACGACCAGAAAAAACAAAACCCGCCGAAGCGGGTTAAGTGCGGGTGCGTTGAGGATGCCTGACACATCAGCGGTGGCGAGGGATTTCTCCCCCGCCGGGTCTCTTACTCCTCAGGTTCGTAAGCTGTGAAGACAGCGACCTCCGTCTGGCCGGTTCGGATTCGTACCTCGCAGAGGTCTTTCCTCGTTACCAGTGCCGTCACTATGACGGTTAAACAGATGACGATCAGGGCGATTAACATCGCCTTTTGCTGCTTCATAGCCTGCTTCTCCTTGCCTTTCGGCACGTAAGAGGCTAACCTACATTTGTGAGACATAGATTGGGCCTCAGATTAATGTTAAGCGTCGTGCAGGACGCGTAATGTTAACTGGGGCTTTTCTCTATCTGCCTTTTGGTGTTCATGCCTGAGACAGATAGCCTCAAGCACCCGCAGTCATTCTACTTAACTAAGATTTCCCCGCAAACCGTTTTTATCCCCAGCTGCAAATCGAATACACAACAAGTGCTGCCGCCATTGCAATTCCTGTCGTTGTGAATGCCTCCGGCCAGGTCATCGTAAAACATCCTCCGCGCTTATCAGCCCATTCCGCTCCAGATACCCCATCGCCATATCCGGTAATTTGCAATCTGGTTTCGCTTTTTTCAACTGACTTACCAATTGTTTAACCAGCATTGCCAACTCTTCCTCATGTGAAAGTGATGCCGGTTGCGCAGCGTACAGGGGTTTTGGCGCAATGGCTGAGTGTTTTGCGTATGCCGCAACAGATTCAGCATTGAACAAAACCATATTGTGAGCACAGGACCATGCAACTGGCATTGCTTCAAGTGAGGCAAGCGCAATACGGGCAAGCGCAAGATCCATTTCAATGGCAACTCTTGAAGTCTTAAACACGGTCTGTCGCGCAGCAAATTTCATGGATTTCACACTTTCATTAGCATGAGCAATCAATTGCTCTCTGGTAAATTTCGTCATATTTTTCTCATCCAGTCCTGTCGCTATGCCTGCGCAACCATTACCCCACAATTACATCACAGGGGGTAATGGTTGCAATTCAGTGGCCACCGCGAGATTCACATCATTCACAATAAATCATAAAAATACACGCAATCACAGACCATAATAAAAGAACTGTTTCGGCCACAATCACAAGACCTTCCCACATTTCTTTTTCCCACACCTCCTGAAACCAGAGAATCGGCATATCGCCCCCCTCTGAAAAACAACCACATGCCCTAGCTTCTCCGCCAGAGCCAGTTCCGCTTTAGCGCCTGCTGACCGTTGCCAGTCTTTCAGCATATAAATCGCATCCACGCTACGTATCATTGCCATGCAGATATCCATGTAGTGCGGCTGTGTCAGCCCGTCCGGAAGTACTGCCGGGTTCAAGACTGTATGCCCTTCCCGTTTCAGTTCCTCTTCCGCCTTGTGGAACGCCTCACGGTTGAAATTTTTATACCCGGTCATTGGACCGGCAATATAAACTCTCACCCTCACTCCTGAACTCTCCTGTCGAAATAAACGTAGTTATTCACTGTGCGCAACGGCATTCCAAATTTTCTGGCGATTTCTCTCCTGGGTACGCCACGCTGATGCAGCTGTCGCGCCAGTTCAATATCACTCTGTGGATATTTTGTTGACTGGTGATAATCACCCCGTAACATCAGACTGACACCCAGTTCCCGCGCTTTCGTTCTGACAGCATCACCTGTACGACCGGTCAGCCTCCCAATGCTTTCGACCGTCATCGTTCCCGCACACTGACGGAGTATCATGATTTCAGCCTCGTACCACTTCTTCCAGCCACTCACCGCTGCAGCTCTCCGGTCGCGGTAATATCCCGAAGAATATCCCGGTGCTTGTTCAGCTCCCGCAGCGCGGCGCAGACTCGTTCCCACTTCTGGACATGACTTTTCGCCCGACGCAGTTCGAGGTTTGCCATATGCAGCGATGGTAAAATCAGGTCATCCGCTCGCGTTTCAGTAAACGATGGCAGCGACTGCACAATGCCCGCTACAGTTTCTGTTTTAATTTCTTCCTGTGTTGCGGCTTCCCGGACTGGTAACGCAACACCTGCTGGCTGAGGAAAGGTCTTACCATCATTTTCCGTTACCGATGCTGCTTTCGGCTCTGCTGGTAAATTACCGCCCGGCATGCAGTAACGAAATTTACCGCTCTGATTAACGCGTGCCAGCCGCCCCGTTGCGGTTACCACCGCCAGCGTGGAAGCAACCTTGCGAGTACTGATGCCGAACTTACCCGCCAGTTCCTCACACGTTTTAGCCCCATCCTGACCGATAAACTCAATCATCATGTCTGCGGTAACTTTTTGTTCGACCTCCCCGGTCAGCATATCCTGTGCTTCAGATTTTACTGGCCGCTCTTCGGTTACCAGGGATTCACTTTCGCCAGCCAGAAACCAGGTGTGACCAGTTTTATCAACGACGCCATTTCTTTTGAGTTCCCACAGCTCGTTGAGAACCTCTTCACGACTGATATCAAGTCGCGCGGCCAGTTCTACCGATGTGGCTTTTCCCATTGCTTTCAGTGCGTCAAAAACGGTTTCCATTAAAATTTCCTCCGGACAAAATTACTTCACAACCCTCAGGTGTCTGACATTCGAACGCCAGCTCTCCCAGTTAAAATTCACCCAGCGACCACCGTTCATGACCATGCGGTCCATCACACGCTCGCCAAGAAGCGTACTCATCGCTACGTGGTTCAGGTTCGTCAGCATTCCGACACTACGCATCGAAGCCGTTCTGCGGTCGACTATCTGGTTCAGTGTGACCTGCTCGTTGCGCGTATCCCGCTGCATTCCGATTTCATCCAGGACAAGCAGGTCAACATCACACAACCCCTGTAAAAATTTTTCGCCTGAGTTTTTGTTGTCGTAGCTGTTGTGTAACGCCAGCATCACATCAGCCACCGTTATCACAATCACGCTGCGACCTTTCGCCAGAAGATGATTGCCAATGGCGGCTGCAAGGTGGTTCTTTCCGGTACCCGGCTTACCGCTGAACACAAAATTCGTGCCCCCGGTCATCAGTTCGTCAGCGATGGATTTTGCCTGGCTCAGCGCGTGTTTTTGCCCGTCGTTCTGCACCTGATAATTCGCAAACGAGCATTTGCTGTGCAGAGGCTGGATGCCCGAACGATTCAGGATTTTTTCCACCCGCAACTGGCGATTCTGGCGGTTGATCTCCTCGCTACGTTTTCGCCCTTCTGCCAGTTGCCACTCGCGCCACTCGTCCACTGTCCGGTACGGCGCGATTACATGCTGCGGGGTCAGCTTACGGATACGCTCAAGAACACCACCTGTCGCGATATTTTTCATGGCCCGTTACCCCCTGAAYCCCGGCGGAATTTCGGTATCCGGCTCAGAAATATGATTCACACAACGCTGTACAGACGAACGCCCCAGGCGGATAACCAGTTCATCCCATTTTCCGCGAAGCTTTGACGGACTCATGATATTTTTTACCCAGAATGGATCCCGCTGCRCCCGACCAAACATTTCACAAATTTGTCTGTGAGTTCTGCCATCCAGCATCCGCATTGTGCGCACGTCGTTGGCCCA